CTTGGAAAATGGCTATGGCCTGAGGCAGCCCAAAAGGTTATCTCAGGTGATAGTAGCGTACTCGAAGTGAACGTCGCGGCCGTCCGTGAAAACGGTAAGGCACGTGTCGTCACGTCTGGAAGCTTTTGGAAGGATGTGGCTCTACAACCGTTTAGCCACATCACACTCCATTTGATTAAACAGCTTGACAATCTCAGATCCGGACTCAAGGCGTCACGCCTTGGGTGGCGGTTCATTGAGAAAATTGTCAGGCAACCGAATGATAGAGGTGGGGTGAACTGGATCTTTGACTCAAAAGATCCCGTTTACCTTTACACCTCAGACTGGGCAAAGGCCACGGATGCTCCCACACCAGAAATGGGGTGGAGAGTAACCGGGCGATTATTGGAAAAAGCGGGACTAGACCAGTACTCTCTTGACGTTGTCAAGAGGTACTGGCTAGGACCCAAGAAGCTGATGCTGAGGGGAAAGTGCGTGGGTACACTGGTTAACGGTATACCCATGGGCGATCCCCTCACAAAGACGAATTTGTCGCTCGCGCATCCGATCGCTGATCGGTATGCACGGTACATGCTCGGTTGCCTTTCGAAAGAGGAAGGAAACGGAGATGACACAGCGGCTATCAGTGACAACTTCCTTTACGGGAAGTATCATCTCGAAGCAGCAGTAGCGCTTGGATATGAAGCGTCTCCCCAAGATGACGTAACCACGACAGATTGGGGAACATACGCAGAAGAATGGTTCCATCTCCCGACTTCGAACATAAACAGTACGAAGTGGGGAAATCGGTTCAAGAATTCATTGCTCTTGCCGTACCTAGACACCCCCAAAATTCGGGTGTGTATAGGAACGCAAAAAGACAGGATTGACTTCTCATCAGATCCAACAGGAAAAGTTACACTGTTAGGTCATGACCAGGAATACTTCAAGCTAAGTGATCCTGGACCGCATCACACCATCTATTCGGTGGCGTCTGCTTTCCAGGACATATGTTTATCGACGATTGACGACCACCGTCCTCTGTTCTTACCGAGGCAGGTGAATGGTGTTGGGAAACCACCACCACAGTGGTCAGTCGAATCATGGCTGAATATCATTTCGCGAAGTAGGACTTGGCACGCCAAGTACTACATCTGCGTTATGAAAGAATTTATTGAGGGAAGACAGGATATCACGGGTTACCGTGGAACCCTGAAAGAATCAAATCACTTCGCCACCGAAACGATGGTAGAAGTCTTTGAAATTCCCAAAGACGATCCAATCAGGAGGCTAATCGTTGTTCCCCGTGAGGAGCACAGCGAATGGCCGCCTGGTGTTTTGCAAAAATTGGTAACCTTGGGATACTTAGTACCGGAGTCTAAGTTGGCCAAGTATTACCTTTTCCAGGAAAGGCTTGAAACCCTTGAACAGGACACGAAACGTGACCTGTTCGAGGTGGTCAAAGCCAAGATGATTAATCTGCCCGATGTATCTTCCGTTGATGAAAACAGGAAGATCGTCAAGCGATTTGTGAAAGAGTTTAGGGACTATCCTTTCTTGCTGCGAGGCAAGAGAGAAG